AATTGAACTTGCAGCAAAAAAAGCTTGGTCAGAAGTAAATACAAGTGAGGAAGAAATTGAGAGAATAGACTCAATTGCTAGTTAATTTATAAAAACTTAAAGTTTTATCTATTAAGTTTTTAGCGCAAACCTTTGTCGTGCAAAAATCTTTTGCATGTTGTAATACAAATTTTCTCATTTCTATAATTTCTTGATTATCTTTCATTACATTTACATCTTCTTTATTATTTAAAACATAATTATACTTTTTATAAATTTTAATTAATTGCTCTTTAGGTAAATTTATACAACAATTTTTTGGACATTTTTCTAAATTAGGTATTAAAGGTATACAACCTTGACCCATCATTTCATAAAATCTATAACTATCCCATTGTGGTTTAGTTCCTCTTGGATATATATCTAATGCTCCATAAGCTAAACCAAAAACTGAATTTGCATACATATTTAAATAGTCTTGGTCATTGTTGTAAATATAAGTTTCTTCTTTATATGGTATTAATGGAGCAAGTACATGTTGTGGGACGGGATTAATTTGTTTTACGCATTTTTCCTCAGGTATAGAAAGTGGATATGGGAATAAATTTTGAACTTCTGTTAATTCAACTGGCAATTCTCTTTTAAAATAAATCCATTTATTAAACAAATGTGCATTTAAAAGAGCATCATCTTCTCCGTCTATCATTACTGTTGGACATTTTATCTGTTTAATTGTGTTTAGTACTTTTGGAAAACTCCTTCGTATAGATGCAAAAATTACAAGATTAAAAAAATTATTATTTAATTTTTCTTGAATATTATTTCTATCAATTAAATTAAAATCCTCTAACAAATAATATAAAGTAAATCCTTTACCATGCATTCTAGGTTTAGGGTTTTGTTCTGGTGCGTCTTTATACATAAAATTAATAGCAGGATAATCAACGACAGTTTTACCGTATAAACTTCTTAATCCATGTAATAAACAATCTTGAGCATAGTCATTGCCCAAATTACTACCTAAGAATAAAATGTTCATTTATTTTTTATTAAGCTCAACAAACGCCGTCCAACCAATTAAATTTAATTTTAAATTTTCCTTAATTACAAATTCATCAACAGCTTTTCTTAGTCCGGTATGACGACTTAAATAATCATCAAATGCCATAATACTTGTTTTTTTCATTTTAGGAAACCAAGATTGTATATCTGCTTTTACTGAATCATAATCATGCGCTCCGTCTATATATATTACATCAACCGATTCATCATTAAATTTTTTTGATACTTCAACAGATGTGCTTTTGTAATGATTTATATTATCTTTAATAGGTTCTATGTTTTTTAAAAATTCTCCATATAAATTATTACCATCTATCTTAAACATTTTATAAAAATTTTCAGTTTCAGGATGAGATAAAAATGGATCTACGGTGTGAAATTCATATTTTTTATTTTTTTGTAGGCTTTCACAATAAATGTAAGCTATACTTTTACCTATAAAAGAACCAATTTCTACCCAAACACCACTATCTGGTGATTTTTTTAAAATAGTATTAAATAGTTCTTCATGACTTGCATTAAAAAAACCATTTATGTTTTGATAAAAATGTTTCATTTTTTTACTCCTTCATGCAAAAGATGCAAACAACCTAATGTATGTTTTAACATTGGTGGTTTAAATAAAAATTCAAAATCAGTCGGCGGTGTATTTGCAATATGTAATTTCCAAACATTTACATTAAGGTTTGATAAAAAATTAAGTTCAGCATCATTTTTTGTTTTATAAAATAAACTTGCATCAGCTAAATTATTTTTTGATAGTATTTTGAACCTGTGTGCACCGTTTCGTAATACATTGTCCTTATCTAAAACCATTGGACAAAGTAAACCATTTTTTTCCATATCTTCTCTAATGCTCTTTTTAAAATCAGGATGTGCACCATGAACTGATTTCACTTGATCAAAATAAAATAATTCTAATCTTGATGGAAATAATTGATACAAAGGGTGTACAATTGTACGTAAACCTTGATCTCTTGTTTTAAGAAGCTTGTCCAAAATCATCTCCAATACTTATATCAACTACGCTAGGAACTTTAAACTCCATGCAGTTTTCCATAATATGTTTAATTTTTAATTCATCTCCATCCTTAATATTAAAACATAATTCATCATGAATTTGTAATATAGGTAGATATCCTGCTTCATAACAACTAACAATTGCTTGTTTAGTTTGGTCTGCTGCGGAACCTTGGATTAATCTGTTTAATGCTTTGTAAGTAAAAGCACGTTTAATTCCGTCTTTACCATATTTAGCAACAGCATTTTCAAATGTTTCAGCAGAATGTAAACCAAAATCTTTAGTTTCCCACATATCAAATCTACATTTTCTACCTTTTTTTGTACGAATAACTCCTTCATCATTTGCTTTTTTCATACATCTATCTGATAATAATTTAACAAATGGAACTTTACGATTATATTTTGATATTAATATTTCTGCTTCTTCTTTTGATAATCCTAAAGAGTTGGCTAATTTATTTTTTCCCATACCATACATTAATCCAAGGCCAATAGTTTTAGCTTGAGATCTTTCTATACCAACTAATTCTGCAATTGTTTGGTGAAAATCTGCTGATGCGTTCGAATATGCTCTAACTAATTCTTGTGATCCCTCATAACCCTCACCAATGGAAGCTGCATAGTGTACAACCATTCTTGGTTCTTGTTGTGAATAATCAAATGAACCCCATTTATGATCTTCTTCTGGTAAGAATAAACTTCTTATCTTAGGGCCAAATTCTTTATTACGGGCAGGAAGTTGTTGTAAGTTAGGATTAGACATAGATAAACGACCAGATACTGTTCCTCCATTATCAGATCTTAATTGATTTATTTCTGCATGAACTCTACCTTTGTTTTCATATTTAAGTATACTTGCAAGAAATGTATTATGAAATTTATTAATTTCTCTAGCCTGTACTATTAACTGTGATATTTCGTATTTAGAATTATGTAGCCAGTTTTGTGTGAATGAGGGCTCCCCTGTCTTTTCAGTTCTAGGATATGAGATTTTTAACTTATCAAAAGCTTCTCCTATTTGTCTTGCTGCCCAGATATCTATATCTTTGTTAACAAGTTTTTTTATTTTTTGTAATATTACTTTTTCTTGAGAAGCAAAGTCTACTGTTAATTGACTTGCTTTTTCCACATCAACTCTTACACCTCTTTGGCGCATTTTAATTAGTATTGGCAATAATTCAGATTCTAATTCCCAAATGGTAGTTAAACTTTGTTTATTAATTTCGTGTTTAAATCTTTGCCACAACAGGTACGTGAGCCGTGCATCTTGTTCCGCGTAAAAACCTACATGCTCTGCAGGTAGCTTCCACATCTCAGCTTTAGGATCTATGCCATGATCTTTTGCAGCTTCTATTAAATCTGTTTCTGCTTTAATCTCTCCTAAGTATTCAAATGCTAAATTATTTAATGAATATGATCTTCTATTTTCATCAATTACGGCTGCTGCAATCATAGTATCTACAATCTTGCCATTTACTTCCATACCCATGGCTTGTAGCCAACCTAAATCGTACTGAGCATTATGGAATATTTTTGTGTTAGGTAATGCACAAATAGATTTAAGATATTTTAAAACTTGTTCAGCGATCATATTACCACCGCCCCAATGTTTAAATGGATAGTATCCTTGCCAACCATCTACGGCTACGGCAAATCCTATAACTTCTCCATTGTTAGTTGCCCAACCAGCGCCTAATCCATTAGTTATACCCTCGTCTCTTGTTTCTAAATCAATTGCTATTTCAGGATATCCAGATAAATCTTTATATTCATTTGGACAAGACCAAATACTTTTCTTAAACGTCATTGATAGTTGTAGGCTAGTCATTGTAGTCCCTTTCTATAATCATCTCTATATAATGTATTGCTTTTAACAGATCTTGTTTCTTTCCTTTATCTTGGTGACGACATATGTACTTTATTGCATTACCCTCTGCAAACAATATTTTATTATCATTAATAAACTTTGAAGGTTGTATGACATATTTTTTGTAATGAACTCCACCTATTTGTTTGAAAAATGCTTTATTGCTCATTTCTTCTCCTGTAAGTAAACTAAATAATCTTTGCCAACAGGATAGTTATATTGATAATCACTAGAAAGCAAATGTAATGTTTTCTTTGCTCTAGTAAAACCTGTGTAATAAACCTTTAGTTCATCTATTTTGTCTTGTTTATTCTTTCTATTAAAGTCTGAGGCATAGTCATTTTTAGCTGACACAATTACATGATCAGCTTCTCCACCTTTAACAGAATGAATGGTATCTATGATAATTTGTGGAGGACTATCTAATTGATCCTGCCCATAACGTTTTAATAATCTTATAAAATTAATTTTTTGTCTTGGATGAAAGTTTCTACGTAAAACCCACCACCATTCGTTTGTTTTTTGTTCTTCACTAATTCTTAAACCACACCACTCTACAAGTTTAGTGTAATCATATTTATTATAATCTGGCTCATTAATCCAAAACTTTTCTGATCTATAATTTGCAGACTCAATATCTCTGATATATTTGTATAAATTTTCAGCCATTTTTTTATCTATGGTTTTACCATTAGCTATACGAGTCCATGCTTTAATTGCTGCCCATTGTTTTTGGTCAAATGATTTGTTTCCTTTGTTATCTGAAAAATATAATCCAGCAGCTTTAGCCGACATTCTAAGTTCATTAACTACTTTAGAAACTCTACCTAATATGTACCAAGTACCATTTAATTCATTAAAAGGTATCTCCATAAAACTTAAATATCGTTTTACATAACCTTTTTCTTTATTAACTGTTTCAAATTTTTTCTCAACACTATCTAATATTCCTCTACGGACTATTTGAGAAAAGTCATATATAGCTTGATTAAATCTTCTTGTTTTATGTAAAACAACTTTACGGCCTGGAAAATAAGTAGTAAAATACTTAGGGTCTGAGCCATTCCATTTATAAATAGCTTGGTCATCATCTCCTGCTAAATAAATTCTTCTTGTATTATCTACAATCTTATAGATTACAGACCATTGTAAAGGTGTAAAATCTTGTGCTTCATCTAAAATTAAAATTTCTAATGGAGGAAAACTTACTTCATTAATTGCACGTTCAATCATATCAGTAAAATCAATAAAAGATCTTTCTCCGCCGCTTTGTTTATAATGTTCATAAGTAGATACCTTTCTTACAAATACATCTATAGAATCTTTTTTATAAGTTTCTGATTTATACACCTCTACCGGATCTTTCATCATGTTACGTGCTTTATCATAAATACCAAGAGACCAATCCTTATAAACAAAGTCATCATCATTAAGTCTATTATCAGAATACTTAATGAATTTTTCTTGCAATGCAAAATCAATAAGACAATTTTTAGTATCAAATACTTCTTCTTGAAAATATCTTCTGCAATATTTATGTAGTGTTTTGAATCTAGAAAAATCTTTTTCTGTATATTGTGGAAAAGCTGCAAGAGCTCTATCTTTTGCAGTATCTACTGCTTTGTTCGTAAAAGAAATAAATGCAATACTATTAGGATTAACACCTCTTTTAATATGTCCCTTTAATACCTTTTCAATTAAGGTATAGGTCTTTCCAGTTCCAGGTGGCCCAAATATCTTAATTGTCTTTTGGTGTATCTGTTTTAATTTCTGGATTTCTAAATTTTCCTGTGTGGTACTCATTGTCCATTTCAGTTAGGTTATTTTTTTTACTATTAGTTTTTTTTATTGAATCGTGATTAATGAATTTTGGCATTAAAACAGACCACACATTTTTTTGTCCTTGATAATATTCTAGTCTAGTACAATTAAGTAAACGCAATGCATCTATAGTAGAATTAAATACTTTGCTTTTTTTCTCTTTAAGCCATTTATCAATTGTACTTCTTGTGAAATAACAAATATTTGTTTTAGAATCTATAACAATATAGCCGTCTTTAAGTTTACTAAAATCATCTTCTTCTATTTTATCTTCAAAAAAATCCTTTAATGTTTGGTACCTTTCATCTTCAACGATATCTATATATTTAAAATGATCATTTTCTTTAAATAGTTTCATTAAAGAACTCATCATTACTTCATAAGGGTTAGGATTTGCTTTTGATTTTGGTAATGTTTTCCAGAATATTCCGTATTTCATTAATTTAAGTCTCCATGCTTTCTCATCAATCATATTTTCTGGTTGCATAACCACATGTTTTCCCTCGTAATCAAATTCATAATGAGCAGTTTTAAGATCAATAGAGACCATTGGATTTTTAAATTCATCAATAATTGCAGGAACCTCCGCTTGTATACCTAATGATCTGGTCATACATACTTCCTTGTTACAAATAGACTGCATTTCTGAATGTTTAGGAGGGCATAAATAAAAATAACCTCCTTTTTTAACTGACTGCGCCGTTCTTTTAACATCAATATCATCTAATGGATGTGTAAATATTTCTCTATTTCTAATTTTGCCTATGTCTGTTAAAGCCTCTACGGTAATACTTGGGTTTTTCTTTGTTTCTAAAACAAGAACATTAAACAAAGAATTATTTCTATTTGTATCTAAATGCCATTTTTCTTGTATTAACTTTTGTACACAAGGCGGATAGTTAGACCACTGTGCTTCTGGTTCATAAGTTGGAACTTCAGCATTTTTTAAATCTTGTATACTTACTTTTTTCTTATTTGCTAAAAATAAAAACGATTCTAAATTTAAACCCATTCCAGTTTCAGAGATTGCATACTCTGCTGAACTTTCATAGTTGGTATAAGGCATACCAACTGCTTTGTTCATTGGGAATACTTCTTTAGATAAAAAATATAAATCATTCCAACTATCTAGTATTTTTCTAACATCTTCAATTTTTGACCACTCTTTTAAAAATAAAAATAAATGTAATCCACCAGACTTAGATAGAACTGGTATTAAAGGTAATTTTGCTTTAGCTATTGTATCAACGTATTTTTTTGAAAAATAATTTTCGTAATTCTTTGGGTCTATATCTATACAACCCCAT